TGATCGCCTGATGGAATGCAGATGCCCACTCGTGGTGGTGGCGCTTTGGCTGGTTGCCCGTTGGCTCCCAGTATCTTTCCGTGACTTGCGTTTGTGCTCATTTCTTTTCCCATTGTTGAGGTGTGATCGTGGCATAGGGGGCTATGTGCGGCAGGTACTTCTCCATGAAAGCCATTGCGTCTGACTCTCTTGCAAACCCAAGTGCCGCCTCGGGTTCGCATGTCCATCCGTGATTTGCACCAAAGTCCCGCGCCACTTCCAAAGAGAAGTAGCTTGGCATTCCGCCTGTGCGATCACAGATTGTGAAACCTTTAATCATTGTCTGGATAAAGCGTCTTGGCTGCGGACTTCTTCGGCTCTTCATCTGGTGCCAAACTGTCCATGTGGGTGATTTGCAGCTCAACGCTGCGCTGTTTGTCTGATTTTTCAGATGCTGATGCCGAAACGCGCGTTACCTTGCATACCGCATTGATGGTGAGTTCGTCCCCAACCTCTGGAAGCGTGTCAACGCCAAGCTTTTTCAGTTCACTATCATCAAGACTGAGACACAACCCATACGGATAGTCGGGGCCGTCCATCGGCATGGATGTGTACTTTTCCTCGTTCGCCTTTTTTTCCTTGGCGGTGCGCGCCATTGAAACCATAGAATCAGCCATGATCAATCCTTCGGATAGAACACATCAGCCGCCGACTTCTTCCCGGCAGATTGTTGAACCGCTGCACCTTGCGCACCTGTGGTGCCAGTGAGCGGTGCCTTAGATTCTCCCGGTGCAGTTTTGTGCTGGCCTTCGGTGGAAGTCTTTGCTTTCATCGCAGCGACATCACCGGCCTTGGGCGCGACATGCTTTTCTGCACCCGTAACACCAGGCTTTTCAACCTTTCCAGATCCCGGATAAATTTTGCGACCATTTTTTGTTGCACCTGTATCAACCATCTTCGTTCTCCTTAATGCATCAATTTTGGTAGCGTGATGTGCTGCGGATTAATATCTTGCGTGATTGTATGAACCTCACCTGTTGACGGATCGGCCAGCAATGGCATCATCCGTGGATGCATCACCATTACCCATCCTGCTTCATCAATGTTTACGCGGGTTTGTCCGTCATATCCGCACGGCAAAGGGCAAACGAACTTGCCACCGGATACAGCAACGCCCAATTGACCGGGGAAACCTACACGCTCAACGAGCATCACGCGAATGCCTCTCATGAACTCCGGAATATTACTGTTCAGGTTCATGCGGCTCTCCCTCCCAGCATCATTTCCAGCGCATTCCTGCCGCCACCTACATTTGTTTGGCTCAACGTCTGAGCGCCCTGTGCTGCCGCCATGCTGTTCTGCATGTCTGCTTGTTGCTGCTGCTGCTGTGCGCGTTGCTGGCGCATCTGCATGACCTTGGCAATTGGCACAATGATCTTCGGTGATATTCCGGTCATTTCCGCGTACTGATCGATCAACTCATCCCAATCCACGTTATCCATCACAGCAGGGTTGGCAGCTGCAACACGGCCAACGAACCCAGCGAACTGCTCGACGGAAGTGGTAAGTGCTGCGCGTTGCATCTGCGCGAATACCGACGTGTATTCAGTTTTGATTTCCTTGCCTGCCAAAGAATTCGGCACAGGAGGAAACAAACCACCACGCAGCATGATGTTGAACACTCGATCAAGCACGGGCTGGTGACACTCACCGAGAAAGCGCGTGACCATGGGGCCAAGCTGAATAATCTTCTCGGACTTGCGCTCCATGATCTCCATCTGGTTGCGCGGTTGCACGCCGTCCATCTGCTCAAGCATTTGAAACAGATCACGGAAAAACACCTGGTTGATGCGCTCCTGAACTTCCTTGATGTCTTCCATCATTTCGCCAAGGCGCGGCTGAACTTCGTAGATCGGCTTCATGCCAACGTTGCCGCTCATCATGTCGGCATAGGTCACACCACCGGGGATCATACTGGCTGGCTCGTTCTTCAAGCGAATGTCAGCCAGCATTGGTGGATTAACCATCTTGTCGATGCCTTGGGCTTTGCGTTTCTGCTCTACCTGCAATTGCTTGATGTCGCCCAGGGCATCCATGCCGGGGCCCCGACCATAGGCATCATTACCGTTCACGTCCCAGCGTGGCGCAACAATAGGCGATTCGTAGAAGCCGCGAATGCGCAGCACTTGAGACTGAGATTTACCCCATTCCCAATAGACTTCTCGGAATTCCATGCCCTTCATGCCTTTGGCACCCTTGATGTAATCAGGGTTAGGCTCGATACCATGTCCTACAATGATCTCGCGCGACATGCCGGATCCGCCCTGCTGCACGGCCATCTTCACATCTGAGCTGCAATTCTCTGCACCGAATTTGTCATAGACTTGCTTTGTGGTCATCACGAACATGCGGTACAGCGTGTCGATCTCCATGCGTGCCGAGTTGGCGAGGAAATATTCACCGGCGCAAGAATTGTAAAACCGCACCACGTCCTTGTAATCTTCGTAGCAGATCATCACACCGGTACCGAACGCTGCCAGATCGCCGTTCAGCACATGCGCTGAGTTGTAGAAGTTTGAATCTGACAGCACTGTGCGCATGCGGTTGGTCACTTCGTCCAGCCATTCCTTGACCTCGGGCAATTCTTTCAGGTCTTCGTCCTCGATGGTCTGTTTGAACCATGGACTATTCGGACTGGTGAGGCCTTCCAGCATGCCAGCTGCACAGATGCGCAAGGCAATTGACGCCGTACTGTCGATGATGCGCTGGTTGATTGGACTGCCGCGTGTGGCCTGATTTGGAGTGATCAGCCACTTGTATCGGCGCGGGATCAGGTAAGTGGCAATCTCCTGCCAGTGTGTCCACCAAGAATACCGATCAACGAGCAGGCCACCTAGGCGCTGTTCGCAATGTTCGCGAAGCTTGGCAGTATCTGCCGGAGGCTTCTGGTCGAACTTCTGATCTGTATTTTCGATGACTGATGGCATGAGATTTATTGGGTACCAGCGGTTGTTGTGTCAACATGCTCATCAACTGCCAGCGCGTTATCGGCAATGACAGTCAGCGTGGCAATAGGAGCAGGAGAAACTGGCTGCGCATCAACTACGGTAGCCGGGGATGCATCAGACTGAGCAGGTGCAATTACAGCATTGGCAACAGCTGCCTTGACGGCTGAAATATCAACACCGGCATGGCTGAACAGGGATACGATGTCATGCTCAATCGCATCAATACGCGTTTCTAAGCCGTGAAAAGCATCTGCAACAGCGGCTTTGAATTTTGTTTCGGCTTCAGCCATAAAGCGTTCTGGCTCCGCGAAGTTGAAAGCGCGCCCAACTTCTGCTTTGAGTTCTTCCAGTTTGTCGTGTAACAGTCCCATGTCTAAATCTCCTAAAAAATATTCCAATCGCCACGAAAAACGCTAATGCATATCCACACGAAAAAAGCCAATGACAGCAATCCAATTGTCGCGAAGGTGTACATAACTATTAGCAGCATGATCAATCACCCAGCATGCTCTTGGAGGTTGTCTGAGCAGGAGCCGAAAGGCCTTCTGCGCCTGTGATTACGGTTGATCCAACGCCAGCCGCAGCACCAGCGCGTTGTGCTGCCGATGCTGCTGCCTGATTGCCTTGGGGTGATTGCATGATGGGAGGTGGAGGGGGCGCTGCTGGAATGGCCGGTGCGCTCGGAGCGCCAAGCCCAACCATGTTCATAACTGATCTGACTGCACCGCCCATATCGCCTCCTGTTTGGATGGCGCGGACTTTAAACCTTTGGTTTGGCTTCCGTAATACGCAGCTGCGTAGTATCGCTTCCACAGTATTGAGAATGAATTTGCAATATTGCCATCCCGGCAGAGTGTCGTGGCTCGCTGCCGTCAGCCCATCGCTGTACGGTGGATTGCTCTATATCCAGAATTTGCGCGACACGGTATCCGCTGATCCCCGAGCTTGCCAGATCACGCAGCACTACCGGCCAGTCAACCGAACGGATCATAGTCACTCTTTACTTTGGAATGTTGTGGAATAGGCCTTGGATCGCATTTGTTTTCAGGATTGGTCTGGCTTTGACGGATACCGCATCGCTCACAAATAAGCTCATCACCACCACCATGGTTTGCCAGTGACATCCAAATATGTCCGAGCTCGTCAGGAATACGGGTCATATTCGCTCACTACTCTGTTTGCTGGAGCATTCCCGCCAGCTTGTCCACCAGCAGATCGATTAGGAATCACCTTATAGGCGAAAGTTAAAGCAAGCGCATCAGCAATGTCAGGGCTTGAAAGTCCGCGCTTCTTCATGTCAGATTTCTTTTCAAGCTGTATCGCGTCCCTGCCCTTGTACAACACGTAGCCATATTCGCGACCTTCGAGCTGGGCACGCAGATCAACGTCATCAGGAATTGAACCGTATTCAAGCCAAGCCTTCATGCTACCCCACATTTCAGCGGCCTTGTTTGCGTAACAAACTAACTCTTGCCCTGGCTGCGAAAGATCAGCACCAGCACCGAACTGAATATCAAATACAGGAACATGTAATTGGCGTAATCTGTCCACAACGCCCCCACCATTGCCGCCGCCATCCACGAATACCCCATCAGCTTTGTAGAATTCATATAAATCCACCACCTTTGCAGCCAACTGCATATTGTCCAAACCACGAAACTTTTGCGGCGGATGAGTGCTACCGTCGCGCCCTTTTCTGAAATAGATCACAGACTCGTCATCACCAAATCGCGCTACATCAACACCCATCACGAATGCGTCATACATGGTTGCTGATGGTTCACGCCTAACAGCACCATCGATAATTTCAGAGCTGATGAACTGCATGGAACCGGCTCTCGGAAAAACTCCACGCACGCGTACACGCACGAAGTCTGAGTCTTCGCCATAGTCTGAAACCCACTGCGCTATCTGTGTTTTGTTGGTTATCTTGACGGTGCGGCTATCGATCTGCCGTATCTGCCAGCGATGCTTGAAGCGGCCAAAGCATTCACGGAAACGTCCAGTATTTCGAGTTGGATTTCCAGCTACAAACCAGACGATCTCTGTGTTGGCATCTGTCAATACTCCTTCGGCTGTTTCCCAGATAATGTCAGGTATAGCTGACGCTTCATCGAAGATCAACAGGACACGCTTGCCTTGGTTGTGGAGTCCTGCGAATGCTTCTGTATTACGCTCAGACCATGGCACCATGTCCACGCGCCAGGTCTTTTCGTGATCTGAATCTTTGCTGTAGATCGCCGTAGCTGTGAGTTCGAACATGAGCTTGGCGCAAGTACAGCGGTGATACCACTTAGCTAGCTCTGCCCAAGTCTTGGTGCGCAACTGCGTGTCCGTGTTGGCGGTAACTACTCCCCTGGTATCCTCATGCGTACATACTGCCCAGAGAATCAACCAAGCAACGAAAGCTGATTTACCAATTCCGTGGCCCGATGCAATAGCTAGCTGGATGGCCTCTTGCGTTGTAACAAGGCCAGTCCCTACGGCTATAAGTAGATCACGCGCCCATTCATCCGGTCCATCATAATCAACTAGATCACCTTTCCCCCACTCAAACGCAAAAAAAACGAACCCTAAAGGATCTTGCGTAAATGCAGCAGCTTCAATTGCCCAGGTGATTTCAGGTTTTGCCATTCTTTGCCCGTTCTCTTGCTTCCTTTACGGCTTCAGCTATTCCGATTTCACCGGACAATTCAACTTCCTGCTTATCGCGCCAGCGCTTTGGTTGACGATTGCGCAGGAACAGTGAAGCTGCTTGGGTGTCAGGAGGGTAATGCTCGGTGTATGGCGCGCGGATCACGACACCATCGTGCTGCATGATCTTCTCTGATTTATGGGAATATCCAATAGCGCGCTTATACAGCGCAACTGCCACATTCGCATCAGCTTTTTCGCGACCACCCTTGATGGACTCCAAGAATTCAGGGTGAGCCTTCTTCCAATTATTGATTGTGGATGTCTGAACCCCGAAAAAATCCGCGAGTTCCTGGTCAATTAATCCAAGAATGCAAAGCTTGTAAGCCTGCTCTGCGTACTCAGCCTTGTAGTGCGTTGGATGGCCGCGCTTCTTTTTGGCTGGTGTTTTCACAGTATCGCCGCCTGCCGTGGCGTTGAAACGATTGGCTTGATGGTAACCACCACACGCGCATCACCATCAGGCTCACAGCGGTTTGCACTATCAGACCAAATCCACTTGTCATCCTCGATGGCAATCCCTTTCAGCGAGTCGTAGAGCACCTTGCGCGCGTTGTCGATGTCCAGGCACATTACCGAATCGTCCCAGTTCTCGCCGAACTTCTGAGCGCGCTTGGCGTAGTCCAGTGGGCGTTTTGGGTAAAGGTCGATATGCAC